CACATTTTCTACATCATAAGTGGTGAATCTCCTCTAACAATTGGCACCAGGACGTACCTACCCCCTTCATCATCTATAACACCCTCCCCCCATACATTGCTCTAACCGAATCGGCATTAAGTACTTACAGAAACACCCCCCGTCACTTTTATTCAAGGTACTTGTTTCCTTTAATATTATTTTTAGTATAGAATTCACCCATCAAGGGTTTTACGATGACCGAGGATAGATGGAAAATATAATTATTCCTCACATAGAAGAGGACGTACTGCTTCCAGCCAACGCTACCGAAGCCTTTCCAGAACTGTCTCCAAAAGAAGAGTTAGACGCACGAGCTAGGACTATCACCTTACTTGCTGAACTTAACGGCAACCCACTTTCTCCCACTGCTGAACATGTGGCGCAAGCAACAGAAATTGCTACCCAGATGATGAATGACCCAAAAGCTAGACCTGAGTTTAAGAACTATCCTAATGAGACATTGGCTTATTTGGCAGGTATGGTGTCCCAAATGAACGTGCAACTTGTGGACGACCTAGCTGAAATGAAGATGTATGTGGTTAATAAGCTACTTTATGAGGTAGAACATGCCTCAAACACCAAAGACAGGCTTAGAGCCTTACGGGATTTGGGTGAAGTAGACGGAATTGATGCGTTTAAGAAGCGTTCTGAGGTCACAATGAAGGTGCAGAGCATCGAAGAGGTCGAAAAAGAGCTATTTGAGACGCTTTCTAGCTTAAAACACAAGGCAATTGACGTAGAAGCTAGAGAAATCAAGTCTAAAAAATGACACTTCAGCGTAAATTAACTAAAGAAGACATCGCAATACTTGAAAAAGCTGTGCCTGGTATGCCGCCAGACAAGAAAAGGCATACTTTAAAACTAATTAAGACCTATAAAACCGAAACAGTACAAGAAGATGGCAAGGAAAACTTCCTTGACTTTATCGACCATGTATATCCAGGCTATAAAGTAGGTGAACACCATGAGAAATTGGCTAGAATCTTTGAAGAAATCGCTGCAGGCAAGAAGAAACGGGTTGTTGTCAATATTGCACCGCGTCATGGCAAATCCGAACTTATCTCCTATCTTGCACCCGCATGGTTTTTGGGTAAATACCCTCATAAGAAGGTCATTATGGCTTCGCATACGGCTGATCTTGCTGTTAATTTCGGTCGTAGAGTTAGGAATTTGGTCAGTTCAGACTCTTATAAAGAGATATTTCCAGCGGTAGAACTGCAAGCCGACAGTAAATCGGCGTCTAGATGGGGGACTAATTACAATGGAGAATATTTTGCTATTGGTGTTGGCGGTGCTTTGGCTGGTCGTGGTGCAGATCTATTTATCATTGACGACCCTCACTCTGAGCAAGACGCTAAACAAAACAGAGCTGACGTTTTTCTACCAGCTTGGGAGTGGTTTCAATCTGGGCCTATTCAGCGTCTTATGCCTGGTGGGGCTATTATTGTCGTGATGACTCGCTGGTCAAAACTTGATTTGACAGGGCAAATTGTCAATCATATGGTCAAAAATGAGGATGCAGAAGACTGGGAAGTGGTGGATTTTCCTGCGATTATGCCCTCAGGTAAACCGCTTTGGCCCGAATTCTGGTCTATTGAAGAGTTACTAGCAAAGAAGGCTTCTTTAGATGTGCGGTACTGGAATGCCCAGTATTTACAACAGCCTACCTCAGAAGAAGGTGCTTTAATTAAACGGGAATGGTGGCAGATTTGGGAAAAAGATGACCCGCCAGACTGTGAATTTGTGATTATGTCTTTAGACGCAGCTCAGGAGGCAAACAATCGTGCGGATTACAATGCGCTCACAACGTGGGGGGTGTTCTTTAACGAAGAGACGAGTAACTACAACATTATCCTTCTCAATTCCATTAAAAAACGGATGGAGTTCCCAGACCTCAAAAAGCTTGTACTTGAAGAGTACAAAGAATGGGAACCAGATTCGTTTATGGTTGAAAAGAAGTCCAATGGGGCGGCTCTCTACCAAGAATTACGGCGCATGGGCGTACCAGTCGGGGAGTTCACACCTGGCAAAGGTCAAGACAAAATCTCTCGCGTTAATGCTGTATCAGATTTGTTCTCGGCAGGCATTGTCTGGGCGCCAGAGCATCGGTGGGCGAAGGAAGTAATTGAGGAGTGTAACGATTTCCCTAGCGGAGTGAATGACGATTTGGTAGACTCAACGACATTAGCCTTATTGCGTTTTAGGCAAGGTGGATTTATTCGTCTGCCCAGTGACGAACCAGAAGATGATTTTTTGTATAAATACGGCAGACGTAAAGCTGCGTATTACTAAGGATAGATTATGTCAATTGAAAAAGCCCTGTATCAAGCCCCTGTCGGACTTGACTCTATTGTTGAAGAAGAACCCATTGAGATTGAGATTGTAGACCCAGAGTCAGTCAAGATTGGGATTGACGGTATGGAGATTGAGATAGAACCTGCCGAACCTTCCGCAGAAGACTTTGACGCAAACCTTGCGGAGTACATGAGCGAGGGAGACCTTACTGAGATTGCAGGTGATTTACTAGGGGACTTTGACGATGACATCTCCGCCCGTAAAGATTGGATTCAGACCTATGTAGACGGACTTGAGCTATTGGGTATGAAGATTGAGGAAAGAACAGAGCCATGGGAAGGTGCTTGCGGTGTGTATCACCCACTATTAAGTGAAGCACTAGTGAAGTTCCAGTCTGAGACTATTATGGAGACTTTCCCAGCCGCAGGTCCAGTTAAGACTGTCATTATTGGTAAAGAGACCCCACAGATTAAAGATGCGGCTCAGCGAGTTCAAGATGACATGAACTATCAGTTAACAGATGTAATGCAAGAATTCCGACCTGAGCATGAAAGAATGATATGGGGCTTGGGTTTAGCGGGTAATGCGTTTAAGAAAGTGTATTACGACCCACACATGGAACGTCAAGTCTCTATGTTTATCCCAGCAGAAGACATCGTGGTTCCATACGGTGCTTCTAATTTACAGAGTTCCCCACGCGTGACTCATGTGATGCGTAAAACTGAGAACGAGGTTAAACGACTTCAGTTTGCGGGTTTTTATAGAGATATTGATCTTGAGACCCCCAGTGGAGCTTTGGATGAAGTAGAGAAGAAAATTGCGGAAAAGATGGGCTTTAGAGCTACATCGGATGACCGCTACAAGTTATTAGAGATGCATGTAGACCTTGACTTGCCTGGTTATGAAGATGAAGAAGATGGAGAAAAAACAGGCATTGCTCTTCCTTATGTTGTAACAATTGAAAAGGGAACGCAGAATGTCCTATCAATTCGCAGAAACTGGAGACCAGAAGATGAGACTAAACAAAAAAGACAGCACTTTGTACATTACGGCTATGTGCCTGGCTTTGGCTTTTATTGCTTCGGGCTTATTCATTTGGTTGGCGCCTTTGCTAAGTCGGGTACTTCTCTTATCCGACAACTTGTTGATGCAGGAACCTTATCGAATCTGCCAGGTGGCTTTAAGACCCGTGGATTGCGGGTCAAAGGTGACGACACTCCGATTGCCCCAGGCGAGTTCAGAGATGTAGACGTACCTAGCGGAGCAATCAAAGACAACTTAATGACCTTGCCATACAAGGAACCATCACAAGTCCTCTACTCTCTTTTAGGCACAATTGTCGAAGAAGGCAGACGCTTTGCATCGGCAGGGGATATGAAGATCAGTGATATGAGCGCACAGGCTCCTGTGGGGACGACACTGGCAATTTTGGAGAGAACCCTGAAGGTGATGAGTGCGGTTCAGTCAAGAATCCACTATTCGATGAAACAAGAGTTGCGGTTATTAAAAGAAATAATCCGTGACTACACACCTGACGAGTACAACTACACTCCAGAAGAAGGTACGCCCAGAGCTAAGAAAGCGGACTATGACATGGTGGACGTTATTCCAGTCAGTGACCCTAATGCAGCAACGATGGCGCAAAAGATTGTTCAGTACCAAGCAGTTCTTCAGTTGGCTCAAGGGGCGCCGCAGATTTATAACCTGCCGCAGTTACATCGCCAGATGTTAGATGTGTTGGGAATTCGCAACGCTCAAAAACTTATTCCGTTACAAGAAGACCAGAAACCACGTGATCCGATTTCGGAAAACATGGGTGCAATGAACGGCAAACCTTTGAAAGCCTTTGCATATCAAGACCACGATGCGCATTTAATGGCTCACAATAACTTCTTGCAAGACCCGATGACTCAACAAGTAATTGGGCAGAACCCTATGGCGCAGCAGATTGCGGCTTCTTTGCAAGCACATATAGCGGAGCATTTTGGCTTTAAGTATCGTCAACAGATTGAGCAGCAAGTCGGTGGACCAATACCGTACCTCAACGACGACGAGGAGACTATGCCTCAAGAGTACGAGATTCAGTTGTCTAGGTTGGTGGCTCAGGCTTCTGCCCAGTTGTTACAACAAAATCAAGCTCAGATGGCTCAAGCTCAAGCCCAGCAACAGGCTCAGGATCCAATTATCCAGATGCAGATGCAAGAACTTGAACTTAAAGCAAAAGAACTTGACCGCAAGATACAGAAAGATCAGGCTGACGTTGCCTTAAGACAAGAGCAGTTAAGCATTGACCGTGAGCGAGTTGAGATTCAAGGCGAGCTAGAGGGTACTAAGCTCGGAGCGAAGATGGCTAAAGAAAAAGACGAGCTAGACCGCAGGGAGCAGATGGAAGGTACACGGATGGGTATTGATATGGCTCATAAGAAAGACCAGATTGACACTCAGAAAGGGCAGATAGCTGCACAGCTAATAGCTGCTCAAATAAATGCTTCTAGACAAAAAAAGGATAACAAATGACAGGGTTAGAACTAATTGCTAAACAGATAGACGATAAGGTTGAGCAGTTAAAAGAATCGGTAGTTATAGGTAATTTAGATCACGTTCAGTATCAAAAACTTTGTGGAGAGATTAGAGGTCTGCTTACTGCAAGGGGTTACGTATTAGACCTCAAAGACAAAATGGAGAATACGGATGAGTGAAACGATCGACTTAAATAAGGCGGTGGATTTGGCGCAGCTGCTTGATAAGTCAAATGAAGAAAAAGCAACACAACTACCTAAACCTTCTGGATACCGCATTTTATGTGCTATTCCTGAGGTTGAAAAAGAACACGACGGGGGGATTTTAAAAGCAGACGAGACCCTACGATATGACGAACTTTTGACAACGGTGTTGTTTGTAGTAGATCTAGGTCCAGATTGCTATAAGGATCCAGTACGGTTCCCAACGGGAGCTTGGTGTAAAAAGGGTGATTTTGTCCTTGTTAGACCGAATGCTGGTACTCGATTAGTAATTCATGGGCGGGAGTTTCGCATCATTAATGATGACTCCGTAGAAGGTGTAGTTGACGATCCACGTGGCATTAAACGTAAATAAGGAGCTGACGATATGGAAAATTACAAATTTCCTGATGAAATAGATGAAGTAAAAGACGAGGGTAAACCCGTAGAAGAAGTAGAATCTAAGGGTAAACCCGTAGAAGAGGAAGACAAGATTGAAATTGAGATTGAAGATGACACTC